TTAATAAGGAAGATGACATTGAAGTAGTCAATGAATCCAAAGAAGTTGTTATAGAAGAAGATACGGCTTCGGAAGGAGAAATGAAAGATTACGGGAAAAAAGTTCAATCCCGTATAGATAAATTAACAAAAAGATTAAGAGAAACAGAAAGACGAGAACAAGCTGCTATTGAATTTGCTCAAGGTGTTCAAGCTCAAAATGAAGATATAAAGAATAGAGCGACTAATCTTGATCGTGGATATATAGCTGAATATGAACAACGTGTAAAAGCTGAAACAGAAGATACTAAGGCAAAATTAAAAACTGCCATGGATGCTGGTGATGCAGACGCGGTTATAGCTGCACAACAAGATCTTGCTAGATTAGCTGTTGAATCAGAAAGAGCAAAATTAACCATTGCTCAACGTGAAAGAATGGCTAAAGCTAGGCAAACGCCAGCAGCTCAGCAATATCAACAACAACAGCCAGCTTATCAACCACCTCAACAATCTGCTCCACCACCTGATCCACAGGCTGAAGAATGGGCAGAAAAAAATGATTGGTTTGGTAAGGATGAACCTATGACTCTAACAGCATTTTCAATTCATAAGAATTTAGTTGACGAAGGTGTTGACCCATCGTCAAAATCATACTATAATGAGTTAGATAAACGAATGAAGGATAATTTCCCTCATAAGTTTCAAAGTTCAACGCCGACTCAAACGGTTGCCTCTGTTAATAGAGGAGGACCAATTCAGGCGCGCAAAGGCACTGTGAGACTCACACCATCACAAGTTGCTATAGCAAAAAAATTAGGTGTGCCACTAAGCGAATATGCGAAGTACGTGAAGGAGTAGGCATATGAATAATAAAGTAATGAAAACTAAACTACCATCACGCGAGTCAGAAACTAGGACTAAACAAGAGCGTCCTAAAGTATGGACTCCACCGTCACAACTAGACGCACCACCTGCACCCCCTGGATTTAAACACAGATGGGTAAGGGCCGAAGCAGTAGGACAGATGGATCAAAAAAATGTATCCGCTAGACTACGAGAAGGATGGGAATTTGTCAGAGCTGATGAATATCCAACTAACGAATGGCCACAAATTGATTCAGGTAAATATAATGGTGTTATAGCTGTTGGAGGTTTAATGCTAGCAAGAATCCCTAATGAGATTGTTGAGCAGCGTAAAGAATATTTTGCGAAAGTTACGCAAGATAAAGATGATGCGATTGCAAATGATCCTCTTAAGGACCAACATCCTAGCATGCCAATCTCGAAAGAGAGAAGCTCTCGCGTAACATTTGGTGGCAAGAAACCTAGTTAATAAGTTTCCTAACACATAGTTACACATTTTTAACACACTCGCGGTGAGTGTGTTATAATAATTTTTCAGGAGAAAAATCATGGCTAATACAAACGCGCCATTTGGTTTTAGACCCGTAGGTAAACTTGGAAGTAACATCAATAATGAAGGTACTTCAAAGTATGAAATTAGCGATGACTATGGCACCCCTATTTATAAAGGTGATATAGTTCAAATGGCTGCTGGATATGTAACAGTTGGTACTGGTACATCCACTGACAATTTGGGTATCTTTAATGGATGCTTTTATCAAGATCCTACAACTCAAAAGCCAACTTGGTCAAACTATTACCCTGGTAGTATAAATATTACTCAAGGTACTATCGACGCGTACGTCTATGATGATCCGAATACACTTTTTGAAGCACAAATGGGTGGAACTGGCACTTTAGCAAAAGCCGACATTGGTGATAACATTGACTCAGTCTACACTGCTGGCGATTCTATTAATGGTCAGTCTAAAATGACTTTGGCAACTGCTATTACTGGTGGTAATGCTACTGCACAATTCCGCGTAATTCGTATTTCAGAAGATCCAGATAACTCTGATAGAGCTAGTGCTTACGCTAACTACATCGTTAGATTCAACGAGCACATGTACTATAACAGAGCGACTGGAGCATAAACCTATAGGAGAAATTGAACAATGGTAATTTCAAGAATGCAATTGGTCAAAGAACTCGAACCAGGTTTAAATGCACTGTTCGGGTTAGAGTATGACCGATACGAAAATCAAGACAAAGAAATATTCGATACAGAATCATCTGATCGTGCTTTCGAAGAAGAAGTAATGCTTGGCGGTTTCGCTAACGCAGCTGTAAAACCGGAAGGTCAAGGAGTATCATACGAAGATGCTCAAGAAACTTACACTGCTAGGTACACCAACGAGACTATTGCTTTAGCTTTTGCACTTACAGAAGAAGCTGTAGAGGATAATCTTTACGACAAACTTAGCACTCGCTACACTAAAGCGTTAGCAAGATCTATGGCAAACACTAAACAAGTTAAAGCTGCAAACATTCTTAACAGAGCGTTTAATGCTTCTTATCTTGGTGGTGATAATAAGGAGCTTTGTGCGACTGATCACCCAACTCTTAGTGGAGACCAAAAGAACGAACTATCAACTGCAGCTGACTTAAACGAAACTTCGCTTGAGCAGATGTTAATTGATATTGCTGACATGAAGGACGAAAGAGGAATGAAAATTGCTCTTAGAGGTATGAAAATGATCATACCAGTAAACCTTCAGTTTGTAGCTGAGAGACTAATGAAATCTGCTGGTAGAGTAGGCACTGCTGATAATGATATCAACGCAATCAAATCAATGGGTATGGTACCTGAAGGATATGTTGTAAACAACTTCCTTACTGATACTGATGCGTTCTTCATTAAAACAGATGCACCTAATGGACTTAAACACTTTGTTAGAGCTCCAATTAGAACTGCTATGGAAGGCGATTTCGATACTGGTAATGTTAGATACAAAGCTAGGGAAAGATACAGCTTCGGCTGGTCTGACTGGAGAGGTATCTTTGCTTCACCAGGAGCTTAATTAATCTTTAAAGGGGCGAAATTAGTTCGCCCCTTTATCCTAGTAAAAAAGTTACGGAGACTGACTAGGCAGACGGTATAGAGACGACGTAACAAATGGCCTATACAGCCAAAGGAGTACAAATGGGTACAACAACTTTTTCGGGTCCGGTAAAAACGGGTTCGGTAATTAGCGGAGCCACTGATGGTGGTTATCGTGGTAAAGATTTAAAAGACACTAACTGGGTATCAAACTCATTAGCTCGTTATTTTCAAGAACCAACAGCGGCAGATACAGACGGTATTTGCGCTACACAAACAACTTCAGCGGCAGCTAACTTGACATTGAATGGCGCTTTATGTGCTACTGTTAATGGTAATTCAATTTATGCACCAGCTCTTGGAAGTGCAGTTTCAACAACTGCTGACGGAGCGTGGGCAAGAAAAATTGGCATTACAAGTGATGGCAATGATTCAGGAATCAACTTCACTGTCACTGGAACAGATGTTAATGGTAAAGCTTTAGAGGAAACTATAACAGGTCCAAATTCTGGAACTGTTTATACTACTATGAGCACAGCTGCTAACTTTAAGAGCGTAACTAAAATTGCTACAAGTGGTGCTACTACTGGTAATATTACCGTGGGAACAGCGGCTGTGGCAGCAGATGTTTATTGCAGAGCGTTAGGAACTATTCCTTACCAATCTACCATTACTGGTATTAAGGTATGGGTGTCAGAAGCGTTTAATGCTGGAACAGCAGATCCAATGGAAATTGGAAAATCTGATGATCAGGATTATTTAGCTGATCTTCCTGATGGTACTATGGGAGCAGTTACAACTACTGGTAATACTGGTGGAGCTGTGACTGTTGATGCTACACAAACTGCAGTTTGGAAAAGTGTATCTCAATCAGATACTGGTTCAGACGGCGTGGCTTATGATTCAGATGTACAAGTAGTATTGACTTATACTCCAACTGGAGCAGCACCTACTGCTGGTCAAGCATGGGTTAAGATTGACTTTATGCAAGGTAAGAACCTTGCTTCAGGAGATACTTGGTAAAATTAATATAACCGTGGGTGGGGAGTAATGGCCCCACCCTTTTACAAGGGGAATTAAAAATGGCACAATACGTAAAAAAATTATTTGATGGAGATAGAAAAGCTATCTTTTCATTCACCGCTAAAATAGCATCTACTACAGCTGAAACATATAAAGTTGACGCATCTAATTTAAATGCAAGGGCTGATGGAACAGCTTGTACTTATGTAAATATAAATAGAATGTGGTGGAGTTCTAGTGTAACTGCTCCTGCTAAAACACTTTTATTAGAGTGGAGTAACAGTGGAACAAATCCAGTTGCATGGTCTTGTAATCATTCTGATGATCTGGACTTTAGTTCTATAGGAACTTTACAAAATACAAAAGCAACTAACTATGATGGCGATGTTCTGATTAACTTTTCTTCTGTCACTAACGATGATACTGCTAGTATAGTTATTGAGTTTATAAAAGAATACGACTCTATCTCGTAGAGGTTTAAATGGCTTATTCAGGTAGCAGAACATTTAACCTCTCAATAGAGGAAATTATAGAAGAAGCATATGAAAGATGCGGTCTTGAAGTAAGAAGTGGTTATGATTTAAGAACTGCTAGAAGATCGTTAAATCTTATGTTTTCTGATTGGGCTAATCGTGGTTTAAATTTATGGACCATTGATTACGCAACACAAACAATGACTGCTGGTACAAATTACTATGCTGTTGATCAAAAAGTTGTAGATATTATTGATGCAACAATTACAACAACATCTAATGCAACTGCAAATTTAGATGGTGATGGTAATACAACAGATGTTGCAATTACTAAAATTTCTAGAACAGAATATATGAATTTAAGTAGAAAGAGAGAAACTGATAGTGGTGATGCTAGACCAACACAATTTTGTTTAATTAATGGTCAAGTGACTGTTAATGGATCTACTAGCACAGGAAGACCTGAGTACGACATGACATTATTTGTTTATCCTAATCCGGATAAAGCTTACATAATGAAGTATTTTTACATAAATAGAATTATGGATGCAGGTGCTTATTCAAATCATGCAGATGTACCATTCTATTTTCTTCCTTGTTTAGTTTCTGGATTAGCTTATTATGTTTCTTTAAAAAGAGCCCCGATGTTAACATCAGGGTTAAAAGCGGTATATGATGAAGAATTTGAGAGAACCGCTGATGCTAACCGAGAAAGAGTCTCGTTTAGAGTTAAACCGGCGCAAGCGTATATACCATAGGAGGTAAATATGCCAATATGTAAACATTGTGACCATGAATGTCATTGTAGCAACGGCGGATCATGCTGTGGTGGACAATGCAGTTGTGGAAACTGTGAATGTAAAAAGGAGGACTAATGAGTAACCCACGATGGAATAACCAGGCAAATACTCGTGATGCATCTACTAAAAAAATAGGTCATTACGGTAGAGGTCAAGTAAGTACACCTTCTATTATTAAAAATGTTGGAGCAGCAACTGATAAAGGAAATGCACCAACAGGAACTAATAGAGAGTTAGGTGGAAAAGAAATTAAAATTGCTAAAGGAACTATTAGTGGAACGGCTCAAGGGATGGGTGCTGCTACAAAAGGCGGTAAATATCATTGGGTTGGACCAAACGATAGTAAATGGTAGTATAATAAATGGCTTACGCTAGTGGAAAATATGCAATAGCTATTTCAGATCGTAGTGGACTACAATTTCCCTACAATGAAATGGTGCAAGAATGGAATGGTATGTGGGTGCATACAAGTGAGTATGAACCTAAGGCACCTCAATTGATGCCACATGAACATGTTCCGGATCCTCAAGCGTTAGAACATCCAAGACCTGCACGTGTTGCACCAGTAACTACACAAATGCTTCCTCCTAATCCTTTTAGATTTACAGCTGGAAGTAAAAGTGTTTCTGTTTACATCCCAGGAACTACTTATACAACTTCTGATACAATTATGTTTTGGGATGCTACTAATAGTGGCACTGAAGGAAGCACTACGCAATTTCAAGGAATGGGAGTAACGGGTACTGATCGTTTTGGTGTACCTCCTTCTGAATTAATGTCTGCTTCAGGATTTACTCCAACAAGTGTAACGGATGATTTTATTAACATAACAATTACTTCTACTCCTTCTGCTAGTGGTCCAGGTGGAGGAAATGTAGTATTTATTGGACCAACTACGGTGAGCGCATGACAACTTACACTGAATTAGTACAACAAATAAGAGATTACACTGAAACATCTAGTGATGTTTTAACTGATACTATTGTCAATGATATTATTGAGCACACTGAAAATAAAATTTTAAGAGATGTAGATTTACCTGTTTTTAGATCTTATCAATATTCTAACTTTACAGTAGGAAATGGTTTTATAACTTTACCTGGTGGAGGAACTACAATTCCTACTCAGTTTTCTGTTATAAGAAGTGTTATGATATATCCAGCTGCTGGCACAGGAGATAGAACATATCTAGAACAAAGAGATGTAACATTTATGAATGAATATTGGCCAGATAGAACATCAACAGGAACACCAAAATATTATTCACAATGGGACTATAATACTATATATGTAGTTCCAACGCCAGCTACTGCTAATTATGTAGAAGTAGGGTTAATTAAATTACCTGACAGATTAACTTCTACAAATAGTAATACTTGGCTTGGAGATAACGCACCTGCACTTATGTTGTATGGTTGCCTTGTCGAAGCTTTCAAATATTTGAAAGGTCCAGCAGAAATGCTGCAAATGTATAATCAATCGTATGAAATGACTTTACAAGAAGTCGCTGCGCAACAAATTGGTCGAGGAAGACGTGATGAACATCAAAGTGGGGTTATTAGAATGCCACGTCCATCATTCTTACCTGGATATAGTAAACCTGGTCCATCAGGATCAATAGAAGGAGGACAATAAAATGGCAATATCATCATCATTAGTAACAACAAGTTTTAAAACTCAGGTGTTACAAGGAACGCACAATTTCACTGCTTCCAGTGGTGATACTTTTAAAATTGCATTGTATACAAACTCATCATCTTTAGCTGCTGGAACAGCTACTTATGGTGATGGTACAGCAACTAACGAAGTATCCGGAACTGGTTATTCAGCAGGTGGAAATACTTTAACAAGTGTTACACCAGTAGCAGATGGAACAACTGCGGTATGTGATTTCGCAGATACGTCTTGGACTTCAGCAACT